CTCCTGGAGGATGTCTTCATCCCCCAGCCGGTCGGGAAAGTGCCGCCGAAGGACAAGCTCCGGCAGCGTTTTGAAGTGCTCATACTCCAGCATCGAGCGCCCCCATCAGCGGCATCTCGCCCCGCCGGTAGGCTTTCAGCCGGGCGTTGTCAATGTGGTAGGTCCAGCGCCCGCTTCCCTTCTTCTGCTCTGCAAAGCCGAAGGGGCAAATCCCCATTTGCAGAGCCACACGAATGTCCAGTGTCGTGTGGAGATGCTGTAAGTATTCCGACGCAATGGCCGGGGTGATCTTCCGCACACTGTCCAGCTCGGTGTCTGTCATCTGGTGCTCCTCCTTTCTCTGTGAGATGTGGTAATCCAATGCGCCCCTATTATATCATGTAATAGGAGGAAAATCAAACAATGAAAAAGCGCAATAAGCGGGAAAACGGCGCCGGCACCATCTGTTACCGGGCCGAGCGCAAGAACAAGAAGTGGGTGGTGTTCGCCCCGGCCTCCATCGTCTGGAGTGAAAAGGAGCAGAAGTCCCGGACCATCCGGAAGCAGATCGGCTCCTATACCACTTATGAGGAGGCCAAGACGGCCCTGAAGGAATACCTGGTCATGCCATCCCCCCGCTACAACATGACCTTGCAGGAGGCCTACGACGAGTGGAGCGGGCGGTTTTACGCCAAGCAGGATACCGGGGCCGGAACCGTCAAGGTTTACACCGCAGCTTGGAAGAAAGTGCCGGAGTATCTGCGGCGCATGAAGATGCGGGACATCCGAACCGCCATGTATCAACAGGTCATTGATGACAATGCTGATATGTCCTCCTCAACTTTGAATAACATCAAGATTGTGCTGAAGGCCTGTTGCGAATATGCGGAACAAAATGATGTCATTGCAAAAAACTATGCCTCGTTTGTGGAACTACCAAAGAAGGAAAAAGCAGAGAAGGAAGCCTTCTCGGAACTGGAGCTGGAAAAGATCAGCAGAGCGGTTGGCGTTGTTCCGGGTGCGGACTTGATCTATCTCATGTGCGACACCGGGTTCCGGATCTCTGAGATACTGGCCCTGACACCGTTTTCGTATAACCGGGAGCAGCATACCCTCACCGGCGGAATGAAAACCAAGGCCGGAAAAAACCGTGTTGTGCCGCTGGTGGACCCGGTTTCCATTCAGATTGTGGAATCCCTGTTGCAAAAGGGTGGAGAAACCATCATCTGCCGGGAGGATGGCAGACCATGGACCTATTACACCTTTGTCCCGCAGGTTTACTACCCTGCATTGGAGGCCATCGGGGTTCGGAAGCTGACGCCTCACGCCTGCCGGCATACTGCAATCACCAGGGCCGCAAAGGCAGACGTCCGGCCGGAGGCCATGATGGCAAAATTCGGCCATGCATCCTATGACATCGAGGCAAAGACCTACATTCACCCGGACGCCGCTATGATGGAAGCAGAGTTCTCAAAGGTAAAATAAGGAATATTTGGCCGGTAAAAAAACTTGCCTGTTGTGACTGGGTTGCGTCTTTTTTTGGCGCAACCCATTGCAATTACTGGGGTTAGAATAAAAGAAAGATTAAAATTTTAAATGTAAAAGATACATTTTGAAACATTATAATTGCATATGACTTTAAAAATGCAAGAAATATGGAAGAAAACGGGACATTTTATTTCTGTAAAATACTATGCGTTGTTGCTGGGTTGCGTCTGGAAATCCGCGCGCAAAAAACGGAAGGCCTTGCCTTCCGTTTTACTTTTTTATGTCCATCTCGGCTAGTATTCCGGGATGGTCTTTGACATAGCCACGATAGGCGGCGATGGCCTCCCAGCGCTGGGCCCCCGGGTAGCAGGTTCTGGACTCCACGACTTCCCCACCTGTGTTCAGATCCCGGCGGAAAGTGGTCAGCACATAGAACACTTTGTTCCCCCGGTAATCCCGCTCACGTTTGAGCCGGACGCCTGGAACCGTGGGCGCCGTGGCCAGGTAGGCATATCGCTCAGCGCAGGAGATCCGGTAGGCCTCCAGGCCCTCCAGAAGCTCGGTCAATCGTTCGATATACTGAGCGGCTGACTGGTCTTGCCTCTGCAGCCTGTCCATCTCTTGGACCGTCTGAGGGTCCATAAGGTAAAGGCTCACAGTCTGGTTGACGTCCTCTTGCTTCCGCCCGTATCGCTCAAACAGGCGATCAAGGGCGGCTTTTTGCTTTTCGGTCATGTCGTTTTATACTCCTCTCCGGGACTGGCTTCCCACGACCGCCACAACGGCGGTTTCGGCCGGTTGCCGTCCGGCTCTCATCGGGTGGGGACTGTTCCGGGGTCTAGTCTATAAGCAAGATCAATCAGGCGTCGCCGGATCTCAAGGCTTTTGCTTTTCCGGAGCGTTTCACGGATCCCTTTCGGGGCAAGCGTCAACCCTATTTCGATCAGGGCATTTTCTGCCGCCTTCAGGGCTCCGGCACACCGGTCAAGATCTTCTGATAGCTCAACCGCTCTTGGGTCAGCGTCGAAAAGATCACAAGCCCGATCAAAGTCGTCGTCCTTCTCAATGCTGAAAAGTTCATCCGCTTCAATCCCAAGGCGGCGAAGAAATTCGGCCTCGTAGCTGGTGAAGCGTTCTTGCGCTGAGTCATGCTCTGCCTTTGCGATTGCGTATTTCCGTTGCAGAGCTGCAAGTGCAGTAAACATGTTAGATTCCCTCCTTGTCAATCCATCTGGCAATAGCTGAAGGCCTCATAGCCCAGTCGGCGGAGTTCATCTCATAGGTCCCGGGGCTCAGCTCGCAGGCGTCCAGGATCACCCGACGCCCATGATAGGTGTACTCCTCACGCTTTACTGATCTCATGGTCTGACCTCCTCTCATTTGACGTCAACGCAGATCATGGGGTCCAGACCCTGCTCTCTGGCCCGGGCGGCGATGCGGTTCGCAGCCCATTGGCTGCTGCTGGTGTCAAAAAGCACCATACGGCGGGAGTCCTTGCCGGATCTGGTGTAAATGCTGTAAATGGTCATGGTGTCAACCTCCTGTCACATTTGGGATCCCATGAGCACCCGCCCCAGGTGGGGCGGCCGGGCTTGCACCGGCGGCGCTTTATGCGTCGGCCTTGCGGGTCATCCATACGTGATTATTTCCAGATTTCCGAAAACTGACCATTTCGGCTTATGCGGTGATCCGGCTGTGGCCGGTGGTCTCGGTCCGGCCTTCAAAGACCTGGGATCCGTACTTACTGCGGATCTGGTCCATGCTGGTTTTGGAGCGGTGATAGTGGCCGGCGTGCTCAGGGTGCCGCCAGTACCACATCTTCTTGTTGCTGCTCCAGCGGCAGCCGGCAGCCTTCAGGGCCTCCTTATGCTCCCGGGTGTTTCCGCTGATCCAGAGCCAGGAGCCGCACAGCTCCACGGTCAGCCCCTCCAGCTTGAGCAGCAGAGCGATGATCTGGCGGAACTCCTCGGCGGTCTCGGTGGTCTGGTGCTGCTGGTCGTGGGTGGCGTTGTGCTGGTGCTTCAGGGTCTCAAAGAGTCGGTCATGCTCGGCGTTGATGGTCTTCATGATCTCGTTCATCTCGGACTCCCGGCCTGGGTTGGTGTCCGGGTGGTACTGCATCGCCAGGCGGCGATACTGCTTCTTCAGCTCGTCCAGGCTGGTGGGATTCTTGAAATATGTCATGGTGTTACCTCCTGTTTGATCTGTTATTTTGAGCTCATGGGGTGCGGCGTTTCAGGCACACCGCCCAGGGCCTTAACTGTCAAGCTCGATCAAGCCCGACTTGCGCTAGTGCTCTTGTGATGACGTCGATTTCCAGTTGCCCCCATCCGCCGGCTCTCAGCGTGTTGGCCAGGCACTCCAGGTTGATGTCTTGTAGTATGGGGTTTTCCAGGATTGCGATGATCTTGCCGTTGCCTTCTGCATACTTCGCCGCCGCTTTCTTGCTTTCGGCGGGGACCGTCACCCGGAAGGCGTCCCGTCCGTCGTCCAGATACACATCGTAAACTGTCATTTTCTTCATTGTCGTTTCCTCCTCTGCCCTGCTGGGCTGTCGTGTTGTTGTCCTTGTGCTTCTGATTCTATACGGCATCCCCGTATATGTCAATAGTCAGGATTGCACAAAGGTAATGCCGTATATTTGTGCAGATTATATACTGTGATTCCGTGTATCTAGGTGGTACAATATAAAAAACAAAAGGGGGTGAAGCGATGCCAACCGAGGCACAAAAGAGAGCCCGGGACAAGTGGGACGCTGAACACATGGCCAACGTGGTGTGCAAGATCCGGGCGGACGTGGCCGCAGACTTCCGCACCCTGGCGGAGCGCAACGGCACCACCCGTAACGCATTGATCCGGGGTTGGATACTGGACTATATAGAGCAGCACAAGACAGGCCAGGACGCACCGCAGGATCAGCAGCCCGCACCGGAACGCCAGGACAGCGGCCAGGGCTGACGGCAGGCCGCCGGAAGAGCGCACAAAAAAACATGCACAAAGAGAGAAAACCCTTGGGGCGCAACAGCTCCAAGGGTTTTTCTTGTCCAAAAACGAGAAATCAAAGAAAAAAGTTTGTTGAAAATGCTGAACAGTTTTTCAGAAAAAAATCCCACTACTTGAACAGTAGGCCAGTGTAAACAACCACAGCAAAGAGACAAGGAGGTGTAAGCAAGTGCCAAAATACAAGATCACTTTGCCAGAGCTCAAAAGCATGGTGGATCGGTTCCTTGCCGCCTCCGATGCTACATTATCGGAGGCGGAAGAAACCGGGAGCACAGCAAAGATCCTTCCCGCCACAAGGGCCTGCTTTGTACGCTACTGGCGCAAGTATGGTGCTCCCATAGAGCAGCAGATTAGCGCCTCCATGGTGAGCAACTGGGCGTTTGAGGCCGACAAAGATGCTGTGCATCAACAATACGCGGAGCAGATCGCGCGCATTGATGAGGCCGGAGCAAATTACTATGAGCGGCTCGCCCTCATCAACCCCAAGTTGCAGCAGCTGGCACAGCTGGGCCTAAAGCAAGCGGCATATGGAGGCTATAAGGATAAGCCGGATAACAGCGTCCTGGTTAATATTACCAATAAAGGGCCCAAGATTGATTGGGGCAAGTGAGTGCAGAGTTAAGGGCTAATTAAGTGCATATCATTGCGCCCCAATGGATACACGGCGCACCAGTCACAACCGGGCAACAACACAGGATTGGCCCGGCATATCAGCCCACGCCCACGGGGCCGGGCGCCTGGGCGATATGTTCCCCGGCGCCCTGGGCGTGGATGGGCGGGGGTGCAGATGCAGTTTTTATTATACCCCCCTCCCCCCACCTGCCAGCCCCCAGGGTACCGGAAAAAGTGGTGGGGGTCCGGCGGCTACCGTACCTTATATGCAATCCCCCCACTCCACCCCCTACCAGAAAAAGCCCCACCCCTCTCTTGCAAGTCCTCAGCTCCAAAATTTTTCAAACTGCGGGAAGAACCGGGTTCAATCTGGTCTCATAAGCCAGAGACAGCCAGTTCAACTCTGGCTCCCGCAACCACAGCACATTGCAGTGCGACCCTCTCACACCTCCTTTCCATATGCCCCCGGGCGTAAAAGGGGCACGGCCACAGCCATTGGGATTTGGCGTGGCTGCGCCAGTGCAATTCTGGTTGCCCTACTCGAACAGAAAGAGTGGTGTCATGGCGGCGAAGAAAGAGCTTCGGGCTGGACCCGGGGAAATTGTCCTGGACTTTGGAAACCCCAACCCGAAGCAGATCAAGTTCATCAAGAGCACCGCCAGATACACGGGCTATGGCGGCGCCCGAGGCGGCGGCAAGACCTGGGTCATCATCCGCAAATCGGTTGCGCTTTCGCTGAGCTATCCCGGCATCAAGATATTGATGATGCGGAAGACGTACAAGGAGCTTCAGGAAACCATCATCGAACCCATGATGTCCTTCATCAACTCGGCGAGTCGAAACAAGCAGCCGGCTGGGGACATGATCGCCAGGTACAACGCCACGGTGCGGGCCATTTACTTTTTGAATGGCAGCAAGATCACATTCGGCCACCTGCAGCACTCCTCAGACATCACGGAGTACCAGGGTGCAGAATACGATGTGATTTTCATGGATGAGGCGACCCACTTCACGGAATGGGAGTTCCGCGTTTTGGGCGCGACGCTGCGTGGTGTCAACGACTTTCCGAAGCGATTCTACCTGACTTGCAACCCCGGCGGCGTGGGCCACCAATGGGTGAAGCGGCTGTTTGTCACCAAGGACTATGAACCGGGGGAGAACCCGAAGGACTATCTGTTCATCCCGGCCACCGTGGAGGACAACGAGGCGCTGATGAAGTCCAGCCCGGAGTACATCCAGATGCTGGACCAGATGCCCCCCGACCTGCGGGCCGCCCACCGGTATGGCGACTGGGACGCCCTGAGCGGCCAGTTTTTCGGGGAGGTCAAACCCCACACCCATTTCTGCGAACCCTTTGCAATCCCGGCCACATGGCCCCATTACCGGTGCTTTGACTACGGCCTGGATATGTTCGCCTGCTTCTGGTACGCCATCGACGAGACGGGCCGGAAGTATGTGTACCGGGAGTATTACGAGAGCAACCTGACGGTTTCGGACGCTGCTGCGGCGGCGCTGAACCTGACCTCCAAGGGGGAGAAGATTGAATACAACGTGGCCCCGCCGGACATGTGGAACCGCTCCAGGGAGAGCGGCAGAACCCAGGCCCAGACCTTTGCGGAAAACGGCCTGCCTCTGGTCAAGGCCAACAACAACCGGGTTCAGGGCTGGATGGCCCTGAAGGAGGACTTGAAGCTGAGGCCGGACGGCAAGCCGGGTCTGCTGTTTTTCACCAACTGTCCCCACATCATGAGCGACCTGCAGGCGCTGCAGCACGACGCCAAGAACGCCTCTGACGTGGCCAAGGAACCCCACGACATTACCCACGGCCCCGATGCCATCCGGTATGGCTGCGTGACCTATTCGCTGGGCTTCGAGCCGCCCCCCGACGAGGAGGAGGACGAGGAAGAGACCGGCGAGGACTACAAGCACGCCATGTGCGGCGGAGAGCCCACGGCGAGCTACATGTACGTTTAAGGAGCAGTATGGCGAGAATCGTCTCCAATACGGGCACCTATGCCCAGAAAATTGAAAAGTTCCTGGGGCTGAACGAGTGCAAAACCGGAGACTCCCTGCTGAAGATGGGAGAGGCCGCCAAGCTGGAGAACTTCAAAATCTCCAAAGAGTTCTGCCTGCAAATCCGCCCAGGCACCCATACGGTGGTCACTCTGAGTGAGGACGGCGACCCGGTCCGGGGACTCTGGACCGGCACGGTGGGCGGCACCGAGTACACATTGGCCGCCTGCGGCGGGCATGTTTGGAATGTGACCGGCATGACCGGCGGCATCGACCTGGGCACGCTGACCGACGACGAAACCCAGTTCTTCGGGATGAACGGGAATGTGTACATCCTGAATGGCCACGAGTATAAGTACTGGACCGGCAGCGGACAGATTCAGGAAGTGGAGGGGTACGTCCCCTGCGTCATCACCGCGGCCAAGCCGTCCGGCGGCGGAACCACTCTGGAAAACTACAACCTCCTCTCCGCCTCCCGCCGCCAGCGGTTTTCCGCCGACGGGACCAGCAAGGACTACCATCTGACGGATTATCCCATCACCGGGGTGTCCAGGGTGACCATCAACGACGCAGAGACGACGGCCTACACCGTGAACAACGCCTCCGGGGTTATCACCTTCACCACCGCCCCGGCGGAAGGGCTGTCCAATGTGGAGGTCACCTACAGCGTGGCCGAGCAGCGGCGGGATCTGATCTATACCAAGCGCTTCCACGAGTTCTACAACGGCACCACGGACACCCGGGTGTTCCTGTATGGCGACGGCTCCAATCTGGCCCTGTACAACGGCCTGGACGAGAACGGGGTCAGCCGGGCGGACTACTTCCCCGCCCTGAACGAGATTCAGGTGGGGGCGGCCAACACCCCCATTACCGGCATGATCCGGCACTACTCCCGAATGCTGGCATTCAAGCCGAACGAGACGTACAAGGTGGAGTACTCCGCCCAGACCCTGGCCGACAACACGGTGATTGCGGGCTTCTATGTCAAGCCCATCAACCGGGAGCTGGGCCATGAGGCCCCGGGCCAGGTGTACCTCTGTGACAACAACCCGCTGTCCCTCTGTTCCGGTGCGGTGTATGAGTGGAAGCTGTACTACTCCTCCGCCGTGGTGGATGAGCGCAGCTCCAAACGGATTTCCGAGCGGGTGGAGACCTCGCTGCAGAACATGGACTTAAAGTCCTGCATTACCTATGACGACCGCTGGAACTATGAGTATTGGATCACCTACGACGGCACCGCGCTGATCTACAACTATGCCGCGGACGTCTGGTACAAATACACCGGACTGCCCCAGATCACCGGCTTCACGCTGGTGCACAACCTGCTGTATTTCGCCACAGCGGATGGAAAGATCATGGTGCAGTCCTCCGCCTACCGCAGCGACGACGGCGCCAACATCTCCGCATACTGGGAGAGCGGGAGCATGGACTTCGACGTCCCCTGGAAGAAGAAATGGTCCAAGGAGCTGTTTGTGGGCCTGCGGGCCACCGGGGACAGCGCCCTGACGGTCACCGCCATGAGCGATGTGAAGGGCGAATATTACGCCAAAGAGCTGTCCTTGAGCGTCAACGGATTCGACCACATTGATTTCGCCCACTTCTCCTTCCTCTTCCGCACCACGCAGAAATCCATTCGGGCCAGAATCCGGGTGCCCCGGTTCCGGGTCTATAAGTTGATTTTCAGCTCCGATTCTGATCGTCACACCGCCACAGTGACCGATGTGACGATTATGACCCGGATGCCCAGAAAGGTGAGGTGAACCGACATGAGCACAACTGCACAGTGGGTGTTTGACAAGGCCATGGCGCTGGCCGACGAACTCAGCGACACCGGTTTGGCCGACTACGAGTATAACCAGGACCTGAAAAGCCGGGCGCTTCCCATCCTGAACGTAATGCGCTTCGAGTGCGCCCGGGCCAGCGACTGCTTTCTCTCCCGGCGCTTTACCGGCCGCCGGGTCATGTGCCGGGAAATCCAGAGTTGGGAGGACACCCTGGATGGCATTGACGACGGCGTAGCGCAGGGCGCAATGCCCTATGGATTGGCGGCCCAGCTGCTGATTGACGAAGACCCGGATGTGGCCAGCTTCTGCAACCAGAAATACCAGGAGATGCTGTCCATGTTCCTGACATCCGTACCCCAGGAGTTTGAGCCAATCTATTATCCCTATGGTCAGCCAGATCAATTTCAGAGTGGAAGCAGGTGGTAATCATGTACACAAAACAAGACCGAATCCGGGACAAGGCGATTTTAGAGGCACAGGAGCGAATCCTTCATTATCTGGACGCCCAGTCCAAACTGCTGGAGACCCTGGTATCCGCAGTCGGAACCGTGGACCTCGCCTTGAACAATCAGGACAAAAAGCTGGACGCCGCCCTGGAGGCCGCCCATGACATGGGGCTGAATGAGACCATTCAGGCCGGAATCAACAATATTTTGAGTTACACCGGGGCCCCGAAGAAGGAGACCGGGGCATGAGCGGACGGGAGCTGACGCCGGAGTCCATCTACCAGGAATATCAGGCGGGGATCGACTTTAACGCCACCCTCAACCTGATTAACAACGTGGACAACAACGAGAATTTTTACATCGGGAAGCAGTGGGAGGGCGTGGAATCCAACGGCCTGCCTACCCCCACTTTCAACTTCATCAAGCGGATCATCAATTTCCAGATCGCCAGCACCAGCACTGACAATCTGAAAATCTACGCCAGCCCCATTCCCGCCTCCGGTGTGGCGCCCCAGGAGGCGGTAGAGCACGTTTGCAACGTCCTGAACGCCCAGTTCGCCGCCGTCTGGGAGAACACCTCTGCCGCACGGAAAACCCGGGAATTCATGCGTGACGCCGCCGTGCGCAGCGACGGCTGTCTCTATTCCTGGTTCGACCCGGACATGGACATCGGGGACGGCAACAAGGGCGGCATCCGGCTGGAGGTGCTGGAGAACACCCGGGTAATGTTCGGCAACCCCACCGACCGGAACGTGCAGCGCCAGCCTTATATCATTGTGGAGAAACGGGTGCTGTTGGAAGAGGCCAAACGAATGGCCAAGCAGTTTGACGGCGACCCGGACGCAGTGCAGCCGGACAGCGACTACACCAACAACCGCTTCGACCAGATGTCCGGCAATAAGACCACCATGCTCTACCGGTTTGCCAAGGACCCGGACAGCGGGACGCTGACCGCCTCTGTCTCGGTGAAGGACAGCTGGATCAGAAAGCCCTGGGACACCGGCCAGGAGCTGTACCCCATCACCTGGATGAGCTGGGACCATGTGCCCAACTGCTACCACGGCATGGGGCTGGTGGATGGGCTGATTCCAAACCAGGTCTTTGTCAACCGGATGTTCGCCATGGTCTATCTGTCCCTGATGACCACGGCTTACCCCAAGATCATTTATGACAAGACCAGAATCAAGAGTTGGAACGCGGCGGTGGGCGCAGCCATCGGGGTCAACGGCGGCGACATCAACACCGTCGCCAAGACCATCGACCCGGCCACCATCTCCCCTCAAGTGAGCCAGTTCATCCAGCTCACGGTGGACATGACAAAGGACCTGATGGGTGCCACCGACGCCGCCCTGGGTTCTACCCGCCCCGACAACACCAGCGCCATCATCGCCCTGCAAAAGGCTTCCACCATTCCCACCGAGGTGGTCAAACAGAATTTCTTCCAATCGGTGGAAGACCTGGCCCGAATCTGGGCCGACCTGATGCGCACCTATTACGGCACCCGATCTATTGGGATGCAGGTGGAGGAGACCCCCGCGGGGGCCCTGCAGATTGAAGAGCGCTTTGACTTCTCCAGCCTCAAGAACAACCCCATTTACATCAAGCTGGACGTGGGCGGCAGCGCCTATTGGAGCGAGATCGCCCAGGTCCAAACGCTGGACAACCTGCTGATGCAGGGCAAAATCGCCACCAGCGAATATATCAAGCGCCTGCCCAGCGGCTACATCAACATGCAGCAGGAGCTGATCCAGGTGCTGGAGCAGGAGGAGCAGATGCAGCGCATGGCCGCGATGGGTC